TTTTTATTATAAGCATCTCTAACTTCTTTACCACCCCCTTCAGCATGATATTTTCTATCAGACTCTCTCCTCTTCTCCATATATTCTGGATCTTCTAATTTTCTTTGTTGATGTCTTATTTTTTGTTGAGCACGTATTTTTTCTTTATTTTTTAAATAGTATTTTTGTTTATAAGTTAATTCGGTCATTTAAATTCACACTCCACCATAATCTCAGTTAAACAAGCAAGTAAATTTATCTCCTGATCTGCGACGAATGCGATTTGGTACTGATACTTAGCAAGAATAAGGACGGCAGCAGGAATAGTATTAGGGACCAAGGATGCATAAAGAGAATCGTAGATACGACGCAAAAGTACAGTAGGATCATTGTCCAGGTTACTGACACACCATTTACGTACTTCCTGAAATTTCTTTTCTTTAAGGTTTTTAAGTAATTCATCTACAGCAATGTCCGAGAACGCCGCAAGTATTCCCGAATCAATTTTCCCCCCGACCGAGTACCTCTGACATTCATTAAGAACTCGTCTCCAATCAGGAAAATGTTTATTAATGAGTTGAACAAGAACCTTCTTATCGGCTTCAATCTTTTCTCGATCCAGGATACTCGTAAGCCTTTTGAAGAACTCCGCAGCAATTGTTTGCTTCTCTTTGCCCTTGATGCCAAATTCGACCACAGCACACCTGGAATGGAGGGGTTCGAGTATTTTATTCTTATAGTTGCAGGTGAAGATGAATCTACAGTTCCCTGCAAATTCTTCGATAAACGCCCTGAGTAAGAGTTGGACATCGTTACTCGTGTTATCCGCCTCGTCGATGATAATAACTTTGTGTTTCGCTTCCGACGAAAGCGAGACCGTTGAGGCAAAGTTTTTAGCATTATTACGGACGGTATCGAGGAACCGTCCTTCGTCCGATCCATTGATGACATAGCAGTCTACCCCCAGTTCGTTACAAAGTGCTTTAGCCACTGTTGTCTTGCCAACCCCAGGAGGACCAGCAAGTAACATATTTGGTATTTCGCCTTTATTTAGAAAGTCCTGAAAGGTCTTCTTAATATTATCTGGAAGAATACACTCTTCAATCGTTTGAGGTCTGTATTTTTCAACCCAAATAAAATCACTCATAATTTAATTCCAATGGCGGATTACACCCGCAATAATAAAACAATTAGTTGCCAAATAAGTAAAGAATATAACAGTACGAAAAATAGCAACAGAATTATCGTACCGTTTAGTCTTTTCGTCGTTAAATGACCCAAGAGCATACTTCCAGGTCCTCCAAAACCGTATCACTCTGATGAAAGATTACTATGTTGAATAGATCCTTTATATGGATTCTTGGTTCTGTTTAAAATTGTAATAAATTTATCTGCTACCCATGTTCCAGCAACACATACTTCAATCTCATCACCATCATCCCAAATAGGATCCCCATTCTTCTTTCTTGTATCAAGAGCCTTCTCAAGGTCCTCAATAATCTTTTTAGTAATTTTCATTATCCAAAAGTAGAATCAGGTTCTAAAGCAATATAGTACTTAAGATTATGTTGAGTATTCTGAAACTTTGATAATAATTTAGATGAAACACCTACATCATAAGCACCAGGAATAATTTTAATATTCTCCACCTTAAAATTAAATGTAAACTCCTTATCTGTTTCTCCAACGGTAATTGCGTACTCATTTGAAGTATCATTCTTCTTATCACGAACGACTAACTTAACTGCACCTGCATTACCAACAACACAAAAATCAGGAAGTTGATAAACTGCTGCTGCTTTCAATAACTTCTCTAATGAAGTACTATCTAATTGAAAATGAACATCCTCAGAAGGCAAAGTAATCTCCTTTTCTGGTGGAGAAATAATTACTTGAGGATCTGCAAAGAAATATTTTACTCTACGCTTTCCCTCAAGAATAGTAAGATAAGATTCTTCCTTAAAATCAAGATCAGGATCCTGATGAAGTCCTAATCCATTTAAAAATTGATTTAAATCATAAATGGCAAAATCACGAGGAAATTCTTCTTTAATTTCCGCCTCTGCAAGAATATTCTTAGCAACAGAAATTGTTCTAAGTTTATTTCCCTGCTTCACAAGAATTGAATTGTTAATACCTGCAAAGTTCTTCAGAATTGTCAGAGTGCTGTCAGATAATTTCATAGTATGGTCTCTAAGTTTCATTGTTAAGGCATGTTGTGATCAATGTTTCCACTAGTCATAGATGGTTTACCGTAGTGATCATCAAAGTGTAGCAATAGCATAGCATAATGTATGACTTTCATCAAGTCTTTTTTATTTCTTCCATCTTTACTTCCATATCTACTACCATACTTTAAAATATTTGATTGACAAAAATCGGGAGCAAGATCCCTAGATGCCATCAAATCTATCGTTTGAACATTGCGATACTCATGTTTAGTACCTGTGTAATGTCCCCTATAAGTGGCAGATACATACTCCTCAATATCTTTAAGTATTTCCTCTTCGTGATATTTGAAATAATTCGCCATAGTCTCCTTTTGTTGGACCTCGTTATTTAGATTAAAATGGTGTGCTGCTTGATCATCATTATCTGATAGATAACTCTGCTCAAATGGTTGACCACTATCAAAGTAATCACCTTGTATTACTTCTTTCTTTGTATAATCATCGCCGGGTTTTCTTCTAGTAACAGTTTTACCACCATCAGGTGATTCATAAACCCAGGGTTGTTCTTCAGTCATTTCACGATCCTTAATAGGATAATCCTCATCCATAGTTCCATTTATTACTGAGTCTGCTAGACTCCATGAGTTAACCATAATCAAATAAAAATTCGTTCACAAGTTTCTCTGCTTTATCCTTCCCAAACTTACCAGCAAGATATCCACCTACAGGATCAAGTTTAGTCATATAAGAATCAAAATCCTTATAAACACTGGTATCAGTTCCAGTTGGTTGTTTACATTCTACCATATCAGCATAAATTGTCAAGTATTTCTCAAACATCTCTAAGTGTTGATCAACCTCTGACATAGTGCAATAAGCAATATAAAGATTCTCCGAAAAATGATTACCAGGTTCAAAGAAACGAATATCACTTTTCGGTTTTGGTAATCCCACAACAGAAAATGGATGATTTTCTACAGGATGCTGAAAATCAAAGACTACAATAACCTTCTTGTCAAAGAATCCCATAAGATCCATACCAAAACAGGGAAGATTACTTCCAGTCTTAGGATAGATGATGTTGTTATAGATGCAAGATTTTTCATCGTAAATTTCTACCTCTCTTGATTTAATAATGTTTTCATTGTGATAAAGATCAGCAACTAAAGTTGTTCCTTTATTTTTCCAATAAGCCCAACGCAAATGTTTCTGCATTGGGAATATACGGGAAAGAGACAGTTTATAATTTTTCCAAAGATTCATTTAATATCCCCCATAAAGATCACTATGATCATCATAAATTTCATTAAACTTCTTTAAAGAATCCTTTAAATTTGATTGACAATCTGGGGGATCAGGTTCTTTAATACCTTTTTTCCTTTTCCAATCATTCTTCATTGCTTGCATGGACCAACTAGCAGCAAGACTCTTTGGACCATTCTCCAACAAATCTACCTGGTACTTAGTAAGAACTTTCATCCCACGATACTCTTCACGCCAATTAGAATCATCATCATTTTTATCCATTTCTAACTAATCCACAAACATACATTTTAATTATATTACAACATTATATATATTATTACAACCAAAAATACAAAAAAATGATCTGTAGTAAAAGAATGAGTATAGAAGATCATAAAACATGGAGACTTAAGTTGCTTAATTTATGGGAAGAATCTTTAGAGGTAAGACTTGCTGCTATAAAGGCTGCTAAGTCTAAATTAGAAGAACAAATGAAAATAGATGCTACTGAAAGATTACATAATAATATAAGAGAAGAAAACAATTCTTAATTATCCACCATCAACCTGACAACCTAATAATGCTCCCCCAACTATACCAGTAGGAATAGACCAAATCCAATTATCCTTTGTAGATAAAACACCGCCCAATCC